TAAAGCATATCTTTCAGTTGGGAAGGCATTGAACACTAAGGAAAAGGTGGATGTCGGTGATATAGTCAGAGTCAAGGTAGACGAAGTGAAGAAGGGCAAGGATGGTTTCAGTCTCTATTCGGCCAAGGTTATCGAGATACCAGAGGTAACGGAGTCTGACAAGGTAGAAACCCTAGAGCAACTATCAACCAAGACCAAGAAATCTCTTGACTCGGCTATAGAGTTCATTGCTGGTAAAGCAGTTGGTGATAGATTCAAAGTGATGAGTGGAGTTCAAACTGCGGCTAGAGCAAAGACTGCTGGTGATATCGCTAGAGATAAGAAGAAGAAGAAGGTCAAGAAGGGCTATTACATCACGGATGACATACACGGTACTGCTGAGATAATACTCAAGTCAGACCTAGATGGGTTTACCATCTACGGTTTCAGCGGTGATGACCTGATGCAGAAGAATGCTCTGTACAACATCGACATCTGGAAGGAACAAGTTACTGAGATACTCAAAACAAAGAGGTCAGAACTGAGGATTGGAATAAGGAATGATATCATTGAGCATGGTGATGACCCCAAACCATTCGACAAGATACTAGAGTTCGTGGAAGAACACTACAAGGACACATACGAAGAATTGTTTGAGATGAAGCCTGACAAACTCATGTCATGGTTGAAGAAGCAAGAGGACATACAATACGTTCATCCCAACAAGTTCCAAGCAAGAGATGACGTTCTTGAGAAAGACGTTGAGGAATTGAAAAAAAAAGACACTCCTAACCAAGGTAAATTCAAGTTGTTTCAACGTGAAGACGGAAACATAGACTTCGTAATCAGAGCAGGTGGGGAGAAGATGGCTTGGACAATAGACATAGAAGACACAGAGGATGTGTTCAATCTATTTGGAAAGTCAGGTAAGTTCCCTGCAATCGTTGCAACGACTGTCAATGAGGAGAAACTTCTGGATGCAGGTGATTTGGAACTAGGAGTTCAGAAGGATGGATACCATGAGTACAGACTAGACGGTGACAAGTTTCAGACTAGAATGCATGTACGTGTTGTTCCATTGGATGAGCAAAAAACATGGTTGGCTTGGACTGGAAAGAAGCAAGAGATGTTAGACAAGACAGATGATGAGGGAGTATGGATAATATCAGAAGATAAGTATGCTGATTTGCCATTTCCAAAAGAAAATAGCGAGTAGGTTAAATAGTAAAAGAAACAGGTGATTGGAGTGTCGGGAAAGACAGGAGTATTATTGAAGGCAGAAACTAGTGCTGAATTTAACATATTAAAGTCAGATAATCTAGTAATTGGAGGGTATGCATCTATAGAAATTGTAGACAAGCAAAATGACCTAATTACACTAGATGCGTTGGAAGAAGCAGTCAAGAAATACATGGAAGAAGAAAAATACAGAAATGTAATGTCAAATCATTCAAATGTTCAAGTTGGGGAGGTTGTAGAAAAATACCGAGATTCAAACGGTGTCTTACACAAAACAGGTGTAGATGACGTTGGTTTCTATGTAGTAATCAAGATGCGCGATGACATCGAGAAGGCTAAAGAAATCTCAAGAGGTATTAGGAAAGGAACATTACGGTCTTTCAGCATAGGTGGACAAGCAATATCAAAGAGACAGAGAAAATCTGAGGAGTTCGGGGAATACAACGAGATAGAAAAACTTGAGTTGCATGAAGTTACTGTCTGTGAAAAAGGAATAAACCCGGAAGCGAAATTCGACATTTTAAAAATGGAGGAAAAAGAAATGAGTGAAAAACTGGAAAAAGCCCTAGAGGAGTTGAATAGCCTGATGAAGCAGGTCAATTCGCTCCGAAAGGAAGAAGAAGAAGAAGAAATGGAGAAAGGTGACATGTCAGAGATGATGGACACTGAAGAAATGATGATGACCGAAGATGAGAAGATGGGCGGCGAGATGAAAGCCGATGACGACGAAGACATGGAGGAGAAGGCTCTTGATGAAGACTCAACAAGAGACTACGAAGCCGGTGAGGAAGTCGTTAGCGGTGGCAACCCCGTTGCACCACCTGCTCCTCTAAAGGTATCAAAGGGATTGGAGAACGCTGATTTCTCTACTCTCGACCTAACTGTGGAGAATGTCGAGAAGGCATACGAAGCATTCAAGGCCGAGAAGTTGGAAGCAATGGCGTATGATTCCCTTAACAAAGAATTCAGTGACCGTCTAGAGGCAGAACTATCCGTCAAGAAGTCAGCCGCAGAGAGAGCAGAGTACGATGCTCGCAACGATGTGGCGGCTCTTAAGGAAGAGTTCGCTGAACTACGCAAGTCTCTTTCGGCAGAAAGCGATGAGATAAAGAAGGCAAAGGAAGTTGCATTTGAGTTACCAGAAGGTATCCCAAGCAACCTACAAGAGGCTTCTGAGATTTCATGGAGTGACATTCACAATATTGTGGAGAGGTATCAGTGAGGTGATTAAGTATGACAACAGGACATATTAGAACAATAACAGACCTAGAAGCCAGCACCTATGGCATGGTCGGAGGAACAGGGAACGCCCTGCTGAAGTCAGCAGGTGTAGTTGGAGGATTTGGAACCCCGCACGACAATTCGAGCAACAATTTCTCCTCTACAGCGGCAAGTGGGCTTGGTGACCTATACAACTTGCTATACGGACAGAAAGTCTGGTCAATGCTAAATCAGGAAGTCAACGCACTGTCGATGATTTCCAAGAGGCCATACACTTCCAGTGGTTGGAGGGTTCTCAAGACCCGACCTGCTGGTGGTAGTGGAAACGCATTCACCGTTGGTACACAAGACCCGGCGGCTGACACTGCTGACCTATCTGGAATATCCGCAGACAAGATTGGTGGCGTTGGAGAGAACGCTGAACTCGGAGGAAGTGCTTCATTCAGAGCATTGTCTCCTGAGTACACGAAACTCTACATCAGTCCAAAGACTGTAGCACATCTCTTTGAGTTCTCTGAACTCGGAATGGAGTTGGCCGCAATCGATGACGGTGTTGGTGACATCCGCTCCATAGTCCGTGAGGACATGGGCAAGCACCACGCAGAGGTTCAGAACAAGATGCTTCTGATGCCACTAGAGTTCTACGACAAGGCAGAGTACGACGAGATTGAGGAGAACTACACTTCTCTATTGAAGATAGTCTCGTCTGCTGGTGAACTAGCCGCAATGGGTGACGCAGACATGGGTGAGAAGAGTGCCGCCGCGCAAACACTGCCGGTTACACAGACCAAGATTTTCGGTGCAACCAGAACTGTCGCTAACAGCAGTGGTGACTACACTGGTACTGAGGACTTCCTCTCAGCAGAGGTTGACTTCGGCGCAGGATATGCCGCTGGTAACGCAAGAGTTCTAACTCTGACTATCCTAAACGACATGATTAGGAGAATCAGGCAGAACGGAGGTAACCCCAAGGTTATGATTACTGGATACGATACTATCCAGCACATCTCTGACCTACTACAGAGCCAAGAGAGGTTCATGGACAGGAAGGAAATCGTACCTACCCACAACGGAGTTCGTGGAGTTAAGGGTGCAGAGGTCGGATTTAGAGTTGCAACATACTACGACATCCCACTGATTCCAGCCAAGGACATGACACAGACTGGTAATGCGACTGCAAACAAGTTGAGTGACATCCTACTGCTAGACACTGACCATCTGTGGCTATCAGTGATGAAGCCTACTCAGTACTTTGAGAATGGTATCACCAACGGTGACCCATTCGGTGTTGGCAAACTTGGGAACCAAGGCATGTATCGCACAATGGGCGAGACAGGCTGTTCGTTCTTCAAGGGTCAAGGAAAGATTACCAACATAACGAGTGCGTAGGCGGGTGATTTCGTATGACTGAGGAAGTTTTTACGGTAACCATCCTACCTGACCACAAGGGACACACTGCTCCCCACGTACACGGCGACGAGTATTACGTGGATGCAATAGTGGATGTTTCAACATATGACGCATCTGGTGTGGTGTTCAGTGCATCTAACTTCGGACTATCGAGGATTAATGCAGTGACACTGACCGGAACCGCGAACGTGTTGTTCTATCCAACCTTCGTAGTCTCAGAAGCAGGTGCATACACATCTAACAGCACGTTTACCATGTTGTTAGTACAAGCACTACAGGCTACACCAGCAGAAGTTGCTGATGGTGGAACCCACAGTGGTATGCAATTTAGGCTAAGAGTCTACGGCCTAGTTTGAGTAAAACATAAAGTAGTGACCTCTGCCCTAGAAAATCAGGGCGGGGGTTGCTACCCCCCAATATGTGGTGTGAATATGGCAGTAGTAAGAAGCAAAAACGGTAGTAAAATTCAGTGGCAGGGATACACTTTCGATAGGAACGGTACAAGGGTTCCTACCAGAAAGGGCATTGTGCTTTACGGTGATAGAAACGTACATGTAGAATTCACAGCAGATGACAAGAGAGAGATTCAAAGACTAATGGAGAGGAATCCCCACAAGGTAAAACACCTATCTAAAATGTTGAACCTTCGCGGTCCTGATGGAAAAGGTGTGATGGATAACTTATATCCAAAATCTAGAACAGAGAAACTAATGGGAAGAAAGAAGGCTCCTGAACCTGAGATAGCAGAGGTAAAGGAAGAGCCAAAGGAAGAGAAAAAGGAGGGAAAACCACTTCCTCCTGACTTGAACAAACTCACAGTGAAAGTCCTAAAGGAACTCTTGGAAGAAAGAGGACTTTCAACAGAAGGTAGAAAAGCAGACCTGATTAAGACACTAACCGAGGGAGCATAGTGGCAAGCAGTGGGACTTGTTTTACCAGCGGTGTAAGAACTGCTGATGCTATCATAAGAACAGGTAGATGCAAACTGATTTCCATACACGCATCTACCGTCACATCTGGAACATTCACCGTCAAGGTCTTTGACAGTGCTGATAACGACCCAAGTTCAGCAGGTGAAGTAGAGGTGGCACGATTGCAGATTAGTTCGACAGGAGCGACTAACGGGCAATCAATGGAATATGACATGCATGGGGTAGTATGCCAAAACGGTATCTTTGTTGATATAACTGGTACTGGTGCTTACTCGATAGAATTTGCGTGATAAATATGCCAAGTATAGACACAGACACAAGACTAGTGATGACAATACTGTTCGTAGGAGCAGTCAGCGGAATAAACATCTACTTCTATTCCCAGTACGGAATGAGTTTCCCATACGGAGCAGAGGAACATGCTGTCCTCTTCGGGATATCCACCATAGGTGGGATAATGATACTCAAAGCCATGTTCGATATGGTTCTCAATGATTGGATTGAGGAATTCTTGCTACAGAGGAGAATAGATGCTTATTGGGCTAGGAAGGCTAGGGAAGAGGAGAACAGAAAGAGAGTCAGGGACTCTTTCAGACAGTTCCAACAGAACTGGAACCAGACAGTGGTTTCTCCCCCTAACGTCTATGGTGACAGCAACCTTCCAAATCTGAACCCAAATACACCGGGTTCTTTCCTAACCTTGGAAACAGAACAGTGAGGGAGTGATGTGAGTGGTCAGCGAAATCCTATTTGGAATGGATGAGTCAACACTTGCATACGACTTACAAAGAGCGCATTCTGCTGATATCTGGTTCTTACGGGCTAGGTTCTGGTTTTGGGGAATAGTTGGTTCTCTTACTAGTTTTATCATAGGACAGGCATTTGCCATAGCGGGTGTAAACACACTCTCTATTGCATGGAACGGCTTAACGGATTTCTGGAATCATCTGTGGTGATATCTTGTCAGTAATGGCAGGATTTGCCATACTGATAGTCGAGGGACTTAACAAGATATACCAAAGAATACATGCAATTAACTTCGGAATATATGGTGCGAGTCAAGCAGGTAAGACAACATTGAATCACCAGTTAAGAACAAGAGGCGAGGTTCCAGATATTCGACATAGGACAGAAGGATTGCAACGTGCAAGTAGGAAGTATGTCAAACTTGATGGAGATGCACACACGGTAAAGACCGCTGACTTAGGAGGACAGACAGTCTACTGGCAAGAGTGGATTAAGGATATGAAAGAAAGGAGAGTCAAGTATGTCATATTTATGATTGATGATAGGCATATGAACAAACACTATGACATTGAACAGCAATTGTGTTGGACGTTCCTAGTAGATACAATCTGTGAACCATACTGGCATCACAATGGCAAGAAGAGAAAAAAAAGAGAAGCAGACTATCCAATCGCGGTTTCCATATGGGCGAATAAATACGACCTGTGGAAAGACAGATATGACTACGATGGGCCGATAGAGGGACATCCTATATTCGCCGCATTTAGAGAAGGAATGCAGAAGTTGAACGACAAGGGAATACCCTGTCACAAGTACATTGTAAGTGCCAAATCTGACTCAGAGATGGTTTACAGGGGTGTCCTAACAATGATAAAGGACTACTAGAGGTGAACCAGCATGAGTATGCAGTTTACACCACCTAGCCTCATCGGGGCTAACTCGACAAATGTTACCAATAAAGCATTCATGGACAAGGAAGATGCCGCAAGAGCGGCGGGTCCAGTAATGCAATACGAGTACAAAAATCACAAGCCAAAGAAGCAATTGAAGGAGATAATGAAAGTCCTCAAACCAGAGTGTAAAACTTTCCTGAAAGTACCTTACAAGTTCAAGTACAACATAAAGGACAGATGCGTTGTTTGTGGAACTCACAAGGTTTGGGATGCAGGTGACAATCTAAGGCCACCACTTCCACTGCACAAAGTTCGCAAGGGATATCCGATGAGGGGAACCTATTGTGAGAAACATGCGGCAATACACAGGCAGTACGAGATGCTAGAGCAACAGATACTAGCAGAGGAACATGGACTTTCTTTCAGTGCTTACATACCAAAGGCTCCTTCGATGCAGACTTTGAATCCACTAGCAAGTGGACCGCTAACTAGTTTGAAAGCAACCGACATTGCTTCTTTGAGTTCATTGGGATGGACTATCAAACCGCCAGTATCCAGCGAGGAAAGTAAAGAAGAAGAACTGTTTCGTCTAACAGTGGAGTCA